GGTAGCGAGGCACACTATCGTTATGGTAGTGAACACAAAAGCATGAAAATGCTAATGAATTTACCAGAGCCAAAGAATATGGAAGACCATGGGTTTACCACTTTTGCTTTAGCAATGACTGAGGAGTTAAAAGACTATGGCGATCCTATACAGTCTTATCGTAATTTCTATATGCTCGACAAAGCTACGTTCGCTTCGTGGAAACATAGAGACAAGCCGTATTGGTGGGACGAGAGCCTCGCAGACTACGACCAAAGAATATCAAGAAAATGAAAAATAACTTTGTAGCAAAACACGCCAGAGCATACAATAAAGCGAAAGTATTTATTGATCGCAAAGCCGCGTCTAAAAAAGGCTACAGCAAATACAAAGGATACCAAGAAATGGATGAGTCATGCCCAAATTGTGGAGAGTTTCTTAGTGGTGACGGCTATGGTACGCCTGAACGCTGCCCTAATGCCTCAGAAGAACGCTGGTGGTATGCAGAACCGGACTCTGGCCCATATTATTGTTTAGAGGAAGAAGAATGAGTAAAGTAAGTTTAGTAGGAATGACAACGCCTTCAGCGACAACCGGCTGTCATACAGCTAATGAGCTAGTGGCATATACGGCTAGGGTAAGTAATCCGAGTAATCAAGCAACTCTATATTCAGCTCCCAAGCTGTTAAGATACTTGATTCAACATGAGCACTGGTCACCTTTCGAGATGGTACACGTTACTCTCGAAATCGAAACTACTCGTGATATTAGTAGGCAGATTATTCGTCACCGTAGCTTCTCTTTTCAAGAGTTTAGTCAGCGATATGCAGAAGTACAGGAGCCTTACGAGTCTCGTGAGTGTCGCCTACAAGATACAAAAAACCGTCAGAATAGTACTGAACTTGACTACTCTGACCCTGTATCACGTGAGCTGGCAGAGAGCTGGAGAATGAAGCAAGCTACAGTTAATAGAGCTGCAAATGAAGCCTATAAGTGGGCACTTGATAATGGTATTGCAAAAGAGCAAGCCAGAGTGTTGTTGCCGGAAGGAAACACCCCCACTACTTTGTATATGGCAGGAAGTCTGCGTTCTTGGATACACTATTGTCAGCTACGAATGGCTCATGGAACTCAGAAAGAACATATGATAGTTGCTGAACAATGTTGGAATGTCCTAGGGCAACACTTTCCAGATGTTGTAGCAGCACTTGACGAAGTATAGTTTGACTTTAAATGCGTATGCTAGTATAATATACACATATAGAGGAGAGAAATAATGACTGAAGGTAAAAAATTTGATGGCGAAAAGCCAAGGCTGTATTTGTTACCGCCTAAAACTTTAGTAGAAGTTGGTAAGGTGCTGACATACGGTGCAGCCAAGTATGATGAACATAACTGGAAAAAACTAGACAACTTGCAAAATAGATATACGGGCGCAGCGTTGCGTCATTTATTCGCACACATGGACGGAGAAGACCTAGACGAAGAAACAAATCTAGACCATCTTGCTCATGCCATATGTTGTTTAATGTTCAAATTGGAGGCAAAACTAAGTGGCATTAGCGAAGAGGGTGAAGAAAAAGGATCACGAAAATCTATCGAGTACAAACATAGAGAAGGTGTTAAATCTATTGAGTCCTGGCTCAACTAAAGCACCAATTACTAAGAAAGAAGCCTGCGACTTCTTAAATATAGCATACAACACAACTAGACTACAGAAGATTCTTGATGAGTATGAGGAACGTAAGGAATACACAGCAGCGCGTAAGGCAAAGCTACGCGGCACGAAGGCGGCTGATCATGAGATTAGAGAAGCCGTTACCAGTTATCTCGACGGAGAAAGTATTGCAGCAATCGCAAAACAGCTCTATCGTTCAGCAAGTTTCGTAAAGAATATAATTGATAGAGTCGGTGTGCCTAGTAAGCCAGCGTCTGCGGCAGATCGCATTAACCCTGCTTACTTACCAGATGAGTGCGTAGCAGAGTCTTTTGAGAAAGGAGCTATAGTATGGTCTGCAAAGTACCATTCACCAGCTATCGTAGAACAAGAGATTTCTATAGCATATCAGGCTGAAAAGATGGGGTATCAAGACACTAACTACGAAGCGCGTTACGGAAGTAAGTGCTATAGTATTTATATCTTGCAGCCCATACAACAACAAGAAGATATGTGGATGGCCGTGCCTAATAGTGGCGGCTTCAACGCATTTTCTCTAGCATATGATCTCGGGTGTCTAAAGCATCTTGAGAAGTATGGAGTGGATTTAAAGAAGTTATGATAAGCGATTACTATAGACAACAGCTACAAACCTTACATGAGGAAAACGTTACTTGGGGTAACGGCCCTCGTATGTATATGTTACGTATCTCCAAATGGATTCTGGAAGAAGAAGTTACAGAATTACTTGATTACGGGTGTGGAAAGGGTAAAAACGTACCTTTTATTCTGCCAATTAAAATAGTAAACTATGATCCAGGTGTACCTCAGTGGAGTGCAGACCCTCAAGTTTGTAAGCACTTATTATGTATAGACGTACTAGAACATATTGAACCTGAGCATCTTTATTCGGTGCTAGAGCATATTGCTAGTAAATTTACAGTAGGTGCTATGTTGAATATAGCATTAACAGAGTCTAAACACTTTCTTCCAGACGGAAGGAATGCACATATTTTATTACGCCCAGTAGCTTGGTGGGTAGAAGTACTACAGGAATTTTACACACTAGAGTCTCTTGAGTTTAAGGAAGCAAGTTTTACAGCTTTTATTAGGCCTAAGAAAAATAATTCTTGACTTTCTTTGGTATATATTGTTATAATATACACTTAATAAATGAGGAAAGCAATGGGCGACCGATTTTACCAAGCACAATTACGAGCAACAGGAAACTGTCCTGGAGCACCACTTACTAATAGAAGGAAGCGCAAAATGGCGTGGGACGACGACAAAAAAGCACAAGCAGTTTCAATGTACGAAGAAGCTGAACCAACCCCTGAAACATCTATGGAAATCGTTAAAGAGATCGCAGAAGAACTTGATGAATCTCCTAACGGTGTTCGTATGATTCTCACCAAAGCTGGTGTATACGTCAAGAAGACACCTGCTGCTAGCGGTGCAAAAGCATCATCTGGCAGTACCGGCGGTACACGAGTATCAAAAGCAGACGCTATCGCAGCTCTGTCCGCAGCACTATCTGATGCTGGCCAAGAAGTTGACGAGGAAATCATTTCCAAGTTGACTGGTAAAGCTGCACAGTACTTCGCTGCTGTAGTAACGGCTGTCAACAGCTAGATTCTAAGAGCGTCTAAACGACTAACTACCTTAGCCCAGGAGGCACGCGCTGCCTGGGATAACAACAAAACGGCGCACCTCCTTTATGGATAGTACAGCAGAAGATTCTGCTAACCTGCTTTAAAGGAGCAACTGTGAAAAAAGAAGAACTAGCACAGATTGTTGAAGACCACGGTGATGCTGTAATTACTTATCGAAGTGAAAACAGTAATAAACTAAAGTATAATGTTTGTACATTAGATTTTAGCACTCCGTATATCCAACAAAAGAAAAACCGTGCAAAAGAAACTACCGATACACTTCTAATGTTTTGTTGGGATACGGACTCGTACCGCCTGATAAAGCCTAAGAATGTAACAAGTGTAGTATCATTATCCTCAATTCTTCGTAATTGAGGCGACTAATGGAACTACATGAAGCCCCAGAATTATTCGAGAGAGTAATTCACTATGATGAAAGTAAGGAAGTACAAGTACGCCTCACTGTCAGTACCTTTCGAGGTGTTGAGTATTTGAGTCTACGAAAATACTATCTTGACTTTACAGAGGAATGGAAGCCAACACCAGAAGGCATATCAATGCCCCTGGACTTTAATAACTCAAGAGAACTCTTTGTGGGTTTAACTGAGATATTATCGTTAGCAGAATCTAGGGAGATCATTGAGGAACACTTTTCTGATTTAATGTCCCAGGTTTACGAAAAATAGTTCTTGACTTTAGTTTCATTTGTCGGTATAATATACATTCATTAAGTGGGAATACGCATGAAAGACTTTTTAGACAACGCAAGTAACGCATACTACGAAGGTACTCCGATTATCTCGGATATCGAGTTCGATGAGTTAGCTGCAAAGTACGGATACAATGAGGTAGGCCATAAGATTACTGACGGCATTCCACATCTGTACCCAATGTACTCGCTCAAAAAAGTCTTTGATATGAATAGTGCCCCGGCACTAGACGAATACGTGCAGACTCCCAAACTTGATGGTGCAGCAGTGTCTTTAGTCTATGTAAATGGATTATTGGCACTAGCTTTAACACGAGGTGATGGTAATGTCGGAAGAGACATCACTGAAAAGATGCAGTACCTAGTACCTGAGGAAATCCTCTATCGAGGCAGTATCCAGATTACAGGTGAGGTAGTTTGCCCATCTCGTGTTGTAAATGCTCGAAATGTCGCAGCGGGGTCACTAAACCTAAAGTGTATGGACGAGTTTCATGCTCGAGACCTGACTTTTGTGGCCTATGATATTCAAGGCGGAGACTATGATACATGGAGCGAAGCAATGAGGGCTTTAAGCGTTCAAGGCTTCAGTACAGTTAATAAGTTTGATGCTAGTGAATATCCTACAGATGGCATTGTCTATCGTGTAGATTCGTATAAGACTTTCAAGCAACTCGGATTTACTGCACATCATCCTCGTGGTGCTTTTGCTTTCAAAGAGCAGAAGAATGGTGTAGTAACAAAGTTACTCGATGTTGTGTGGCAGACAGGCAAATCTGGTGTGGTTAGCCCTGTAGCAATCCTAGAGCCTGTGCTCATTGGAGACGCTAACGTAAGAAAGGCAACCCTGCACAACATAGAGTATATCCAAGAGCTCAATCTGGAGATTGGGTGTATGGTGGAAGTTATTAGATCTGGGGAAATTATACCTCGAATTTTGAGACGTGTAGCCGAATAGGTTCACCTTAGAAAAAATAGTTCTTGACTTTTACCTTAAACTTGTTTATAATATACATTCAATCAATAGAGGACACTCCGCATGATACCGATCCAAGCTCCTACACATTGCCCTAGTTGCAGTGCGGAACTTACTTGGCGGAATCACCTTCTGTACTGTGTGTCTGCGTCCTGTACCGCACAGATGCAGAAAAAAGTAGAGCACTTTGCAAAGACTCTTAAAATTAAGGGTCTTGGGCCAAGCTCCATTGAGAAGCTAGGTCTATCTGATATTCGTGAGATATATTGTCTTGCTGAAGATCAGATTGCAGAGTGTCTTTCCTCTCCAAAGATTGCAGCAAAGCTATTTGCTGAGATTAAGAACTCTGAGAGTGCCCCTCTTGAGATGGTACTACCAGCGTTCAGTATTCCGCTAATAGGCAAAACAGCAGCAAACAAGCTATCTTCAGTAATCACTAATATATTTGAACTGAGCGAAGATAAGTGTGCAGATGCCGGTCTTGGCCTAAAAGCTACGGAATCCCTAATGGACTGGTATCACTGGGACTTCCTAGGAGTATATGATACACAACTGCCTTTTGATTTTAAATTCACTGAGAAGTCAAAAGATACTATTACAGTCACTATAGATCCTGTAGGAGTAGTCTGTATTACTGGAAAACTAAAGAGTTTTCCATCAAAAGCAGAAGCTACTAAATACTTAGAGCACTATGGATGGATTGTAAAAAGTACTCTTACTAAAGACTGCACTCATCTATTAAATGAGTCAGGAATTGAATCGGCAAAAACTAACCAAGCAAGGTCAAAAGGTATCACAGTAGTTGATAACCTAGGCCAACTAACAAATAACGGAGTTATATAAATGGCACTTCCTAAGTGGACTGAAGAGCGTACTGCTCAACTTACCTCATTCGTAGGTGATGAATCACCTATTTCTCAAGCAACTGTTGCAGAAGCAGCAGAACAACTTGAAACCTCTACTCGTTCTATCTCTAGCAAATTGCGCAAGATGGGTTACGATGTAGTCCTCGCTTCTACCGCTGGCGGTAAGTCTTTCTCGGAAGACCAAGAAGCAACCCTCGCAGCTTTTGTCAATGACAACAGCGGTGAGTATACTTATGCTGAAATCGCTAATCACTTTGAAGATGGTGCATTCTCAGCTAAGTCAATCCAAGGCAAAATCTTGTCTATGGAACTGACTGGCCACGTCAAGCCAGCTCCTAAAGTAGAAACTGTACGCACGTACAGCGAAGCTGAAGAAGCCACCTTTATCGGTATGGTTAATGACGGTGCTTTCGTTGAAGCTATCGCAGAAGCTCTGGATCGTAGCGTAAACTCTGTTCGTGGTAAGGCTCTGAGCCTCCTTCGTTCAGGCGAAATCGCTGCTATTCCTAAGCAAGAGCACACTAAAGGTTCTGACAAAGAAGATCCTTTGGCTGCACTGACTAACATCGGTGACATGACTGTTGAAGCTATCGCTGAAGCTATTGGTAAGACAGCTCGTGGTGTTAAAACCATGCTGACTCGCCGTGGTCTGTCTGCTGCTGACTATGACGGCGCTGCTCGTCAACAGAAAGCTGCACAGTAAGTTGTTGTAAAACATGGCCTACACCTCTGCTTTAGGGCACGTGTAGGCTCTTTTTTGTTCGGGGGAACTGTTGAATATATCTAGTGCTATTATCAAGCAGGTTATTTCATTGCGCGACTTTGAGACTTGGTCTTATCTGCGTAAGGAATACTTGCCTGCCGAATATCATAAGCTCCATGAGCTTATTGATAAGCACTGTGAGAATTTTCATTCGCTCCCCTCGTTCGATGATCTCAAGCTTAGTATTCGCCATTCTGGTACGCAAGAAAAGATACACGCTATTGAAGCAGTTGATGTTGATGTAGACGCATATACTTTATTGCAATACCTCAAGAACGAATACACTCAGAAAGAAATTCTGAATTCGCTTGATAGTTACATTGATAATACCGTACTGTTCGCAGATGCGGAAGAGTCAGTAGGACAACTACACCAGATCGTACTTGACATTGAAGAGAAAGTAGATTTGGAGGTTCCAGAAGAAAGTATGCAACGCATAAAACTTTTTGAACCTGAAGAAGAGATAGGGAAATATATTGGCCTCGGCTTAAACGCTGAATACGATCACGAGATAAAGTTCTCCCCCCGAGACTTGGTTCTTGTAGGCGGTCGTAGAGGTGCTGGTAAATCCTTAACTTGTGCTAACATTGCTAATAATGTCGTTGAATCCGGTCGATCCGCTATTTATTTCACTATTGAGATGGATAGCCGCTCTGTTCTACAGCGTTGCTGTGCAATAGCGACTGGTGTGCCGTTTTCTCGTTTACGCACTAAAAATCTTAGTGTACTCGAATGGGAAAAAGTGGCTGGCTGGTGGGCAAATCGCTTCCAGCAAGGGCAAGAGCGTCTTATGGAATACAAAGAACACAGAGACTTTGAGAAGTTTCACGATAAACTAACTACTAGCTGCGAGCTTCTCCCGACTCAGCAGTTACAAGTTGTTTACGATCCGTCTCTTACATTAGCTAAGATACGTGCAACGCTTGACAAGAAAGTCAAAGCATTAGACGTAGGTGTGATTATTGTAGACTATATAAACCAGGTTAAACGCTCTGCCGCTCCCGCACGAGGCGGGCAGTACGACTGGACTGAACAGATTGAAGTTAGTAAAGCACTGAAAGCTATGGCACAGGAGTATGAATGCACTGTATTCTCTCCATACCAAACAGACGCTACTGGTGAGGCTCGTTTCGCCAAAGGTATCTTGGACGCAGCGGATGCGGCCTATGCCTTGGAAACCTGGGATCACGAGGACAATTGCATGACTTTTAACTGTGTTAAAATGCGTGCCGCCAGTATGCGTTCGTTTTCATCTACTGTAGATTGGGAAACTCTAAAGATCGGGCCGGAAACTGCCCTGACTCCGAAAGAGAGAGAAGATAGTTCACATAAGACTGACGAAACTATTGATGACCTTTGACAAAAATAGTTCTTGACAATCCTGTCATTTTTGAGTATAATATGTATTCTTGAGTGACAGGATTTTTTTTAAATTGGAGAAAGAAGTGAACAACCGCATAGTTCCAAAGATTGACCTACTTTTTGATCAACTGCAGATTGCACTTGAAAACGAAAGGTACGAGACAGCTGATCTTGCTCTAGCAAAACTATCAAAGTATTACATTCACTTTGACCAGGATTCTGCCGAGTACTATGAGTATGCTCAAAATGTAGTAGAAATTATGCTCAACGGGGTTGACGAATCGTTTGAACCCTCAGAGATGGATGAATGGCACGACTTTGACCCGGACTGTTAATGAACGTACTCGATTTATTACAAAGTAAAGATATTCCATACATACCTAAAGGTGCTGATTATTTGATTAGCTGCCTTAATCCTGAACACCCAGATCGTAACCCTAGTATGAGGGTAGATCAGGTTACTGGTATCTTTAACTGTTTTTCTTGTGAGTACAAGGGAAATCTATTTACACATTTTGGGGAAAAGGCAAATCAATTACAAATACGCAGAGAACTTTTAAAGAAAAAAATTGCTGAGAAACGTGCGGAAAGTATTGGTTTGTCTTTTCCCGAGAATGCTGTAGATTATACAGGTGAGTGGAGAGGTATTTCCAAAGAAACGTATGCAACCTTTGAAGCCTTCGAGTCTACTGACCCAGAATTTATAAACCGTATAGTATTTCCTATAAGGGATACTACAGGTAAGATAGCTGCCTTTATTGGTAGACATACCGCAATGGGTACTCCTAAGTATCTAAATAGTCCTCGCGGGGCTAAGATGCCTTTATATCCAAAGGTAAAGCCGCAGCGGGGTTCGATAATGTTGGTAGAAGGTATCTACGATATGCTTAACCTTCATGATAAGGGCTTGACTAATGCGGTATGCTGCTTTGGTGTAAAGAATGTAAATGAGGATAAATTAAGTATACTTTCAATGCAGGGCGTTGACAGTATAGATGTATTCTTTGATAATGATGAGGCAGGTAAATCTGGTGCCTCTAAAATTAAGACAATGTGTGATACTCTCGGCTTAAACTGCCGTGTTATCCAGTTTGGTAACAAAGAGCTTGATGCAGGTGCTCTCACCTATTCACAGGTTCGCAGTTTAAAGAAGAAATTATATGAGTAACCTTAAAGATGCCATATTCAAACTTGGCTATAAAAGATTTGGAACAGCAGCAGAGATATTAGTTAAAAAGTTATTTAATGCAGAAGCTTCTCCAGATAACACGTATGATCTGATAATAGATGGAAAGAAAGTAGAGTGCAAGTTCAGTAGAGCACAGAAGAAAGATACAGTCAAAGTAACAGAAGACACCATCCTAGAAGCTATATTTCAGGATGCAAATAGGGACATTGACTACGACACTTGTGAGTTTTATAGTTGGGATTGCAACTTTCAACAGATTAAGAAAGATTTATTTGATGTTCTATACTATGGCATATTCTTCTCAGATTGCCTAGTAATATATAGTATAAAGTCAGAAGATATAAACGAAGAAGTAAACTATAGTAATAAACAGCATAGAGGAAATGTAGGAGAAGGACAGTTCCATATAAATGCGCGTAGCATTGGGCTACACGAGAAAAACTTAGTACAAATTTTAAGCTATGAGGAAATAGAAGAATGCCTAAAGTTGCATTAGTAGAAACGAAGCCAAGCAATACCAATTTTAAACAGGCGTTTGACGACGCTTTTTCTTTCGATCAGTTCCAACTGTGTTCTGACCCTACCCTAAAGAAAGTATTAAAGAGAGACTGTGACATTCAACTTGACACAGATGATTACGACTGGGTGATACTAGTAGGATCGGATGCTCTCAAGTACTTTACCAAAATCAATTCTGTTACAGAATACTCTGGTAAGAAAGTGGAGGGTAAGTTCCTTCCAATTATCAACCCTGCTATGCTTCGCTTTAAGCCTGAAGTACAGAAAGTATGGGACTCTAGTAAAGAAAGTGTTATTGCACATATTGCTGGCGAAGTCAAAGATGTAATAATTGATTCCTCTATCTCTTTCGGTATTCAAGATACTGAAGAAGCTAATGCGTATATTCAAGCAGCTATTGATGCTCCGCTTCCTTATATCGCACTTGACTCCGAAACAACTGGTCTTTATCCTCGTGACGGTCATATGCTCGGTATTTCACTAGCGTATTGTGATCAGAAGGGCGCATATATTGATACAGAGTGTTTTGACGAGACTACAGAAGAACTGCTTCAAGAGTTGTTTAACAAAAAGACTGTAGTATTCCACAACGCTAAGTTCGATATGGCGTTCTTTGAGTACCACTTTAACTTTAAGTTTCCAGTCTTCGAAGATACAATGCTTCTTCATTATCTTATTGATGAGAACCCAGGTACTCATGGATTGAAGCAGCTTACTATGAAGTTCACTCCTTACGGCGACTATGAAAAGCCAATGTACGACTGGATCGACTCATATAAGAAAGCTAACGGCATTCTAAAAAGTCAATTCAACTGGGGTGATATTCCTTTTGATATTATGAAAACCTATGCGGGGATGGACGCACTTTGTACGTTTATTCTCTACGAGAAATTTAGTAAGATCAAACAGAACAAAAAGCTAAACTGGGTGTATGAGAATATTCTTATTCCAGGCTGTCGTTTTCTTACTGACATTCAAGACAACGGGGTACCCTTTGATCGCAAACGCCTAGAATTCTCTCAAGAGGAGATGCAAAAGGACATTGATACGGCAGTGGCATCTTTATACGAGAATCCCGCTATCCGTAAGTTTGAAGAGATACAGGGCAAGGAGTTCAACCCTAACTCTACAGTACAACTACGAAAGTTAATGTTTGACTTTTTAGGTTTACGCCCTACAGGTAAGAAAACCGGTACTGGTGCAGACTCTACAGATGCAGAAGTATTGAATGAGCTGGCGGAGCAATCAGAGGTTCCAGCCCTTATTCTTTCTATTCGTCAGAAGTCTAAGATAAAGAATACTTATCTTGATAAGATTATTCCACAGCTTGACCGAGATAGTCGTTTGCGTACAGGCTTTAATCTGCATAGTACTACATCTGGTCGTTTAAGTTCAAGTGGTAAGTTGAATATGCAACAGCTTCCACGAGATAATCCTACTGTTAAAGGCTGTATTAAAGCTGCCCCTGGACACAAGATTGTCGCAATGGACTTAACAACAGCAGAAGTATATGTTGCAGCAGTTCTAGCAAAAGATAAAGCATTGATGGATGTGTTTCGTTCAGGCGGAAACTTCCACAGTACTATTGCTCACAAAGTGTTCAGCCTTCCTTGTGCCGTGGAAGACGTAGCAGAACTCTATCCAGATCGCCGACAGGCTGCAAAGGCTGTAACCTTCGGTATTATGTATGGAGCTGGCCCAAAGAAGATTAGTGAACAGGTTACAAAAGATTCGGGCAAGTACTTTAGTCCACAAGAAGCAAAAGAGGTAATCGATGATTACTTTAAAACTTTCCATAAGCTACGCGAGTGGATAAACGATAACCATAAATTCATCGAACAAAATGGGTTTATTTACAGCTACTTCGGTAGAAAGCGGAGATTACCAAATGTTGGATCTGAAGATCAAGGCATCAAATCTCATAGCATTAGGTCTGGTCTTAATTTTCTGGTGCAGTCTGCTGCATCTGATATTAACCTCCTAGGCGCTATAGACGCAGAGCTAATGATAAAAGCAAAAGGTATGAAGGCACGCATATTTGCCCTTGTACACGACTCCATTCTAGCAGAAGTGCCAGAAGGTGAAATAGAGGACTATACTGCTATTCTATTGGATGCGGTACAAAAGGACAGGGGTATTTATATCCCAGGTGCTCCGGTTGGTTGTGACTTCGATATTGGTGATGACTATTCAATGGGCAAATTTGAAAAATTATATGGATCAACTTACTAAATACATTTATAGGATTGACCTTGACCTGACAGGACTATGCAATAAAACGTGTAGTTTCTGTCCTAGGTCTAACCCTACCTACCCTAATGTAAATGAGATCATGTCTTTTAAAACTATAGAAACAGTTCTGGAAGAACTACGAAGTATAGATTTTAAAGGCTTTATCGAGTTAGCGGGGAGAGGCGAGCCTACTACACACCCTAAGTTTGAGAAAGTTATAGACTTACTAACTCAGGAACCACGTAAGTGGAAAGTACGAGTAACTACAAATGGTTATCGTATTAAAAAGCACTGGTCAAGAGCGTATACTAAAATTGATGAGCTTATACTTAACACATATACTAACAGAGAAGACTTTGAGGAAAGGCTAGTTCAATACAGAAGCCTTGCTAATGGTACTATTGTAGATCAGTACTTTAAGCCAGATGGTCTATCTGTTGATGAAATAAATAAGCTGGGAAACCAGAATGATGTTAAGAACGAAGGTAAACAGTTTAGATATGCTTTTAACAATAGAGCAGGCTGGTTCTCTGATAAAGTCTTAGATAGTCCTTGTTGGCATCCTATGCGACAAATATTTATTGACTACAAGGGTAACTACCAGATGTGTTGCAACGACTGGAAGTACCAAATTAAGATAGGCAATATTCACGAACGTAGCTTAATGGATATGTATGTGAATGACCCTAAATTAAATAGAATACGTTGGTCTTTGATAAATAATAGACGTAGAGATATACTTCCTTGTGCCAGTTGTGATGATGGTCAAGGTGGCCGAAAAGATACTATGAACACTATTGAAAAGTTTAGAAAAACTCCTTTCTATAGGCAGCACGTTGCTAAAATAGCAGGTGAAGAAGGATTAGAATATATAAAGGAGCTACGCGGTGGTGATCTCATACCGGTCTATCAAGAGCATTAAGTTCCCTGTATTCGTAGTGCCTTCCGCTAATTGGCTACAGGCAGATGGATTAGTATTTGTAGATGAACAGCTTATAGACGACAAAAATATGCCAGGGGAAACTTTAGGTATTCGAAGAATGCAAACCCCTCATAGGGAGCTGCTAAAATTAAGAAAAGCCTTAGTTGATCTAAACGGTATATTAAAACAAAGAACAAATACTTTTATAGACAGTGAAGGTCGTTTATTTATTTATGAAAAGACCTTGATGTGTAAGTTAAAGTATATAAAAATTACAGAAGTGATTTTAAAAGAAGTTGCTTGTGTATTGCGATTAGAAGGCGTTAGAAAGCCTTTTATCGTACCGAGGCCTCCACTCGAAGGAATGAAGTGGGCAGCCGTCCTCCACTACCACGGACTTCCGTGGATGCTCTTTGAATATTCGGAAACGAAGCTCAAAGATACTAGAAGAAAAGTATAATATGGCAAAAAGAAATCGTACAATCGCAGGAGCTGGGTTAGACCTACGAGAGATAGAGCCCCTCACTAAAAACCAGCTTGAAGTTTTTGAATCTAATAAGCATTTAGTACTTCATGGGCTGGCAGGAACAGGAAAAACCTTTATATCATGCTATTTAGCATTTGATGATATGGCAAAGCACTGTTACGAGAGACTAGTAATCATTCGTAGTGCTGTACCAACACGAGATATTGGATTTCTTCCTGGCACTGAAAAAGAAAAGCAATCTGTATATGAGGAGCCCTATAAAGATATATGTAACGATCTATTTGGACGGGGCGATGCGTACCAGATACTAAAGAATAAAAATATCGTTGACTTTATGACAACTTCTTTTATTCGGGGTATTACGCTTCGTAACGCAGTAATTGTCATTGACGAATGTCAAAATATGTCTTTCCATGAGCTAGACTCTATTATAACCCGAATGGGTGAAGATTGTAGAGTTATGTTTTGTGGAGACTTTAGACAGGCAGACCTAAAGGCCGGTCAAAGCGGCATGGTTGATTTTCTTAATATCTTGAAAAGGATGAATGATTTTGACTTTATTGAGTTCGGCGTAGACGATATTGTTCGTAGCTCATTCGTTAAAAACTATATTATAGCAAAAACCGAACTAGGATTCTAATGAAAGCAGTTATTAGTAATAGGATATATTTAGAAGTAACCCCAGAGTATAAAGAGGAGCTTAGTAAGGCTCTTACTTATACTATACCTTCTAGTAACCCAAATGATCCTCCGCAGGTCATTAAAAATATGTCACGAGTACGAGAAAATCTCGTGACTATACCTGTAGGGCGCACTGATCTTATACCTAAAGGATACGAGGTAGTAGACAGACGCATTACTATACCTGTAGAGTTTCCTACGTTTAAGTTTGAGCTACGAGATAGCCAAAGAGAAGTTTACGATGCGTTAGATGACAATGCAATTATCAATGCCTGGGTTAGCTGGGGTAAAACCTTCACGGGGTTGGCAATCGCAGCAAAGCTAGGGCAGAAAACGCTAGTAGTAACACATACAATTGCTTTGAGAAATCAATGGGCTAAAGAAGTAAAGAAAGTATTCGGCATAGAAGCTGGCATAATTGGTAGTGGTTCATTCGATACTGATAGTCCTATAGTTATAGGCAATACTCAAACTCTTTACCGAAACATTGATAAGATAAAGAAAATGTTTGGTACAGTAATTCTGGATGAGATGCACCACGTCTCAAGCCCTACATTTTCTAAAGTACTTGACACCAACTACTGTAGATATAAAATTGGCTTATCTGGTACTATTGAACGAAAAGATGGAAAACACGTTGTTTTTAGAGATTACTTTGGTAATAACGTCTTTAAACCGCCAAAAGAAAATGCTATGACCCCGACTATCGAGATATTTAGATCAGATATTCGATTTATGGACGGGGCTAGTGTTCCTTGGGCAAAACGTGTTAACCATTTAACGAATAACGAGGAGTACAGGCACAGCGTAGCTATGCTAGCAGCTGCATATGCGGCACGAGGTCATAAAGTCCTCGTAGTTAGCGATCGAGTTCACTTCTTAAAGAGCTGCGCCGTGCTGACTGGTGACAAAGCGATTTGTGTTACAGGTGAGGTACCACATGAGCAAAGAGAAGCGTTGATTGATGAGATCTTGTATGGGGACAAGAATGTGCTTTACGGAACTCAAGCAATCTTCAGTGAAGGTATATCAGTAAATACACTTAGTTGTCTCATTCTAGGAACACCTATAAATAATGAGCCATTACTCACACAGCTTATTGGGCGAGTTATCCGAAAGATGGATGGAAAACGTGACCCAGTAGTAATTGATATACATTTAAAAGGAAATACTGCCACTAAACAAGCGTCAGCTCGTATGGGGCACTATATAAAAATGGGGTATAAAATAAAACAGATATGATATTCGAAGACTTAATACATCCGATCACAGACCATGTGTTCCAAGAAACTATTCTAGGAAAGAAACCAATCGTTATTCGTGCCGATGCGTATAAAAGATACTTCTTTAGTAATATCTGTTCTTGGGACGATATTTCAAAGTATGTTAGCAATGATAGAGCCGTAGCGGGGTTGCAGATGATTACTCCAGACGGCAAAAAATTGTGTATGGAAAAGGGAAACCTTTATCGTGGACAGAAAAGCTCATGGTCTAAAAAAGACTACTATGAAAAAGAGTACGTTTACGACATATGGAAAAAAGGTGGAAGTATGATACTTACCAAAGCCTCCATGTTTAGTCCCAATATTTCAGCCATTGGCAAAGCCCTGGAAGATAGATACCAGAACTCTTCTGCAGATGCACACTTCTATTGCTCTCCGAGCGAAAATGCAGTATCTTTTGAGTGCCATGCAGATGCAGACGATAACTATCTTGTTCATGCTATTGGAGAAGTACACTGGAAAGTATACAATGTATTTGCCAGAAGCGAAGTCGGTGAAGACGGCAAAAAGCGGTTTACTAGTAGAATGACAATGCCACCTGAACAGGAGGCTAAGTACGAGACTATAGTTGATACTGTACTAACAACAGGGGACTTATTGTATATACCTGCAGGGATGTTTCATAAAGCATCACCAGCCAGTGCACGAGTTTCCATATCTGTCCCACTAGCAAGGTCGAATAAAGAAATACCTATTGATAGAAAGTATTATGACTTTCAAAAAAATAGTTCTTGACTTTTGCTCACTACTCTGGTATAATAGATGTTCTTATTTAATTGGAATAAGATATATAACGAGGCGAATGGTTCGGTTACTGAGGTACGAAGAATATTCAAAATGCTTGTAGAACGCCAAATACCAAACAATCGTTATGATAAAATATACAAGTACGCAGACAAAGACTTTACAGGTGAGTCATTCTTGGTTCACCCAGATGTTCTTTTGTTCAATGCGTATAAGTATGACTCAAGAGAGATTTGTCAGTACCTTGCTCTCGCTTCGATAAGAAGTCTTGCTGACTACCTTGCCTATGGCACAACAACTGTAGACTTATTGGAAGTTCCCGTAAGTCATGAACTTTACTATGATAATAGACTACTACACGCAGAAGATGGTAAATTACATTTTCTATATGAAGAAGTCAACGACAAAACAACGAGGCATTAAAAATGGCACTATCATTCAACAAATCTAAGGGCTCTGCCCAAAAATCTTCTATCTCTTCTTTCGGCTACCGCGATGGTGACAACTCTGTCCGCCTCGTAGGTGATATACTAGCTCGCTATGTATATTGGATCGAAGGTAAGAATGGCAAGAACATTCCTTTCGAGTGTCTGTCTTTTGATCGAAACGAAGAGCGTTTTAATAACAAAGAAAAAGATTGGGTTCGTGAATTCTACCCCGATCTGAAATGTGGCTGGAGCTACGCAATGCAGTGCATTGACAACGGCGAAGTCAAAGTAATTAACTTGAAGAAGAAACTCTTTGAGCAGATCATGACTGCTGCTGAAGACCTTGGCGACCCTACTGATCCAGTATCAGGTTGGGATGTTAAATTCAAGCGAGTAAAGACTGGCCCACTAGCATATAATGTAGAGTATCAATTACAGGTATTGAAGTGTAAGCATCGTGAACTAGATGCAGACGAGAAAGCTCTTGTAGATGGTTTAAAATCTATGGATGATGTAATGCCACGTCCTACTCCAGATGCTCAGAAAACTTTGCTTGACGAGATTCGTGAAGCTGGCTCAGAAGAAATTGACGAGTCTTTAGAAGCTGAGTTCGATATATCATGATTCTATTTACAGCCGACTGGCATATCAAACTGGGACAGAAGAATGTCCCAGTTAAATGGGCACTGAATAGGTATAACCTATTCTTTGACCAGATCCATGCCCTAGAAGCCGACTGTAATATGCACATAATCGGAGGCGATCTCTTTGATCGTCTTCCGAATATGGAAGAGTTAGAACTATACTTTAAGTTTATTCGTAAAGTAAAGATACCTACTATTATTTATGACGGTAATCACGAGGCTACTAAGAAACATAAAACCTTTTTTACCCAGTTAAAGCAAGTATCTAGGGATATAAATCCTCTAGTGAATATAGTAGATATTGCATACATAGATGAAGATTTAGGTTTTGGAATACTGCCATATGCTGACTTACATAGACCAGACAGCATTGAGCAGTTTAATACTAAAAGACCATTATTTACTCATGTGCGTGGTGAAATACCTCCACACGTCAAGCCAGAGGTGGACTTAGACAGGTTCGAGGACTTTCCTGTAGTATTCTCAGGAGATTTGCACTCACATAGTAATTGTCAACGTAATATAGTATATCCAGGCAGCCCAATGACTACTTCTTTTCACAGAACAGAAGTAAATACAGGGTATATCCTTATCAATGAGCAAGACTGGTCTTGGTTGTGGGAAAGGTTTGAGTTACCTCAGCTTATCCGTAAAACGGTAAGAGATACTAGTGACATGGTTCCTACGCATTTTCACCATACAATCTACGAAGTAGAAGGTGATATTCAGGAGCTTGCTTCTGTAAAGAACAGTGAGTTACTCGATAAGAAAGTAGTAAAACGTAATTCGGAAGCTACTTTGATTATGGATAAAGACCTTACTGTATCTGAAGAGCTTGCAGAATATCTCCAGTATATTTTAGATATTGGGGAAGATAGAATAACAGATATACTAGGAACATATAATGATTACACTTCAAAAATTGAAATGGAGTAATTGCTTTAGTTACGGCGCTAACAATGAGTTAGATTTATCTGATAATACAGTAACTCAAATAATCGGTACTAACGGTATGGGGAAGTCCTCCATACCGTTAATTATTGAAGAAGCATTGTATAATAAAAACTCCAAAGGCATTAAAAAAGCTGATATACCTAATAGATATGTAAATGACGGGTATAACATACATTTGTCCTTTAAGAAGGACGATGATTCTTATGATGTAATAATTGATAGAAAAAGCAGTATTAAATTACAGCTTTTAAAGAATAACGAAGATATTAGTAGTCATACGGCTACAAATACTTATAAGACTTTACAGGAAATACTTGGTATTGACTTTAAGACGTTCTCTCAGTTAGTATATCAAAACACTAATACTAGCTTACAGTTCTTAACCGCTACAGACACAAACAGAAAAAAGTTTCTGATAGATTTGTTGCACCTTGAGAACTATGTAAAGTTATTTGAGTTATTCAAAGACGAAGCTAGAAAAAGTGTAGCTAATTTGACTACAATTGAAGCAAAAATGGCTACAATAGAAAAGTGGTTAAGTGACAACAAATTGAGTGATACCAACATAGCGCCACTTGAAAATATTATAATTGACACGGAAGAAGATGAGAAGGCTTTACGTTCTTTACAAGTAGAGATTTCAAATATTTCCGAAAAAAATAAAAAAATTATAAAAAATAATCAATTCAAAGAAATGTTGGCTGCGATAGACCTTGAAGAAATCAAGAGTATCACAGCAGTAAGTAAACTATCCTATGATAAATTACAGGGAGAGTTTGGTGCAATTAGAGCGACCGTAGCGGGGTCAGAGAAACTTTTAGAAAAGTTAAACAGTCTAGGAGATACTTGCCCTACTTGTGAACAGTCCGTGGATTCAGAGTTTAAAAGCTCTATGATACAGGCAGAGAAATCTAAGATAGATGAAGCAAAGGAGAGAAATGCTAAAATTCAGTCAGAGATTGAAGATATTAAAGAAAACAATAGACAGTATGAACGTAAAGCCAGACTTCAAAGAGATTGGGAGGACTTATACCGAGGGATTGATCAAAGCCTTCCCGGAACCCTTTTGGATAAAGCAAAGCTCGAAGAACGCGCTACACGCATTCAAGGAGAGTTGGAGAGAGTACGAGCGGAACTCTCGCGAATCTCAAAAGAAAACGAGTTAAAAACCCGTAAGAATACTAGAATTCAAGTAATTCAAGAGCAAACCGAAGAGTTTTCCTCTCAATTAAAAGAAGCCCAGCTTCTACTTGCAGAAGAAACCGCTATAAACTCAAATCTTGAGGTGTTAAAGAAAGCATTCAGTACTAATGGCTTATTGGCATACAAGATAGAAAACTTAGTAAAAGAACTAGAAGATCTTACTAATATATACCTTGCAGAGCTGTCCGATGGCAGGTTTACACTAGAGTTTGTTGTTTTAAATGATAAACTTAATGTACAAATTACTGACAATGGTAATATAGTAGATATTCTAGCCCTCTCTTCAGGAGAATTAGCTAGAGTTAATACCGCTACTTTGATTGCTATACGCAAACTAATGAGTAGTATTTCAAAGTCTAAACTTAATATATTATTTTTAGATGAGGTGATAAACGTATTAGATGACGCAGGCAGAGAGAAGCTAGTAGAAGTTCTCCTAAATGAAGACTTAAATACATATGTTGTAAGCCATGGTTGGACTCACCCTCTCTTGGAAAAGATTGAGGTGGTCAAGAACGGAAACGTTAGTGAGCTAGAGTAATGGGAGCAGGGCGTAGGAGAATTTGGTGGATGTATGCGAGTACTGCATACAGCGAGAATAAGAAGCAAGCTACTGAGAAAGAGCCAGAGCAAGAAGAAGAAGAGGATACTGATGGTAGATTCGAGAGCGAAAGGGGCGAGGGGCGAATACTTAGTTCGTGATATGCTTCGAAGCACAACAGGACACCAGTTCGAGAGAGTGCCCAACTCGGGCGCTCTTGAGTACTTAAAAGGTGATTTGTATGTACCCCATGCAAAGAATAGGTTTTGTATTGAAGTAAAAAACTACGCAGAGTCTCCTTTAAATGATAAGATATTCACGGCAAGAAAGACTAATAATTTAAGTAGATGGTGGAAGAAAGTAGTACAACAAGCAGAAGGCGGAAACCAGGAGCCTTTATTGTTTTTCAAATATAATCGGTCAACGGTATTTGTTGTTACTTCTATTAAACCAGAGTCCTCTGAAGCTGAGTATATGTATATTAACTGGCTAGACTGCTATGTAATGGTAGCAGACACCTGGCTAACAGAAGAAACAACGGAGTTTTTAGATGGCGTTTAACTTTACAGAAAAAATGGTAAAAGACCCAGACGCCACAATAGTTATAGATGCACTCAACTTAGCATTTAGGTGGAAGCACCAAGGACGTACTGACTTTAGATATGATTATCAACAGACAGTACAAAGCCTAGCAAAATCCTATAGTTGTTCAAATATAATTATCGCAGCAGATTGGGGAAGTTCTAGCTATAGAAAGAATGTATGTCCCGACTATAAGCAGAATAGGAAAGATAAGTTTGCGGAGCAAACTGAAGAAGAGAAAGTTGCTTTCGAAGAGTTTTTTGAAGAGTATGAAGCTACATTAGAACTCTTACAAGACGAAGCAACTGTGCTAAGGTACAAAGGTGTAGAAGCCGATGATATTGCAGCACACTTGGTAAAAGAGAAAGTCAAGTACGGCTTAGAGCGTATATGGCTAGTATCTAGTGACCGAGACTGGGATCTACTGATACAGGATAATGTAAGTAGGTTCTCATACGTTACAAGGAAAGAAGTTCGAATAGATAACTGGGCAGAGCACTATAGTGTTACTCCAGAACAATACATCTCACTCAAATGCTTAACGGGCGATAAGGGAGATAATGTTGCTGGGATACCAGGTATAGGGCCGAAGCGGGCCGAGCAGCTTATTAAAGAGTTTGGAAGTGCTATGGATATTTATGATGCTACACCTATTAGTAGCAAATATAAGTATATACAGGAGCTAAATGCAAATGCAGAGCAACTCCTTACAAACTATGAGTTGATGGATTTAATTACATATTGCGATGAAGCAATCGGAGCCGAGAATTTGGCTGATTTAGAACGGAGAATGTTAGATAATGTTGAAGTATAATATTGATATTGATTATCGACGTGATCGGTATCTATCAGAGTTTAGTATTAAAACTTTGAAAGACCGATACTTAGTAAACGGTGAGACCTCACCACAGGATGCGTTTGCACGAGCCGCTTGTGCTTTTGCAGACGATAAAGAGCACGCCCAGCGTTTATATGATTATGCTAGTAAACTTTGGTTTATGTTCTCTACTCCTATTTTAAGTAATGGTGGAACCAAAAGAGGGCTACCAATAAGCTGTTTTCTAAATTATGTAGAAGACAGCCGACATGGATTAACAAGCCACTACACAGAGAATGCTTTTTTAAGCTCTGTGGGCGGTGGTATAGGCGGTTGCTGGAATGATATTCGCTCGGTTGGAAGTAAAACCTCAGCGGGGTCAGAAAGCACAGGTGTAATTCCCTTTTTGAAAGTAGTAGATGCAGAAATGCTTGCTTTTTCACAAGGAGTTACAAGACGAGGAAGCTATGCAGCATATCTTGAAATCTCTCACCCAGAGATTGAAGAATACCTTGACATTAGGAAGCCGACAGGTGGAGATATTAACAGAAAGTCTACTAATCTCCATCATGGTGTGGTCGTTAGTAACGACTTTATGCACCTTATAGAGCAGGCAACTCTTGTTGAGGGCTTTGATGATAGTTGGGACTTAGTTGACCCACACTCAAAGCAAGTAACAAAAACAGTATCAGCTAAAACCCTTTGGGTAAAATTGATACAAAATCGCGTTGAGACTGGAGAGCCTTACATTATGTTTGGGGATACTGTTCAAGACGCACTACCCGAGTGCCAAAAGGAACGAGGGTTAAAAGTACACCACTCCAATCTTTGCTCTGAGATTACTCTAGCTACAGATAAGGATCGTACAGCAGTATGTTGTTTATCTAGTGTAAACTTGGAAGAATATGATGAGTGGTCAAACAATGAGTTTTTTATATCTGACTTAGTACGAATGCTAGATAACGTGTTAACGCACTTTATCAAAAATGCTCCAGATGAGTTACATCGTGCAAAGTACAGTGCAGAACGAGAAAGAAGTATTGGTTTGGGGGCTATGGGATTTCATGCGTATCTACAACGACACAATATACCTTTTGAAAGCGCAATTGCAAAGAGCAGGAATATTGCCATTTTTAGTCTTATTAAAAGAAAAGCAGTGGCGGAAAGCAGGAAACTTGCTACAGAGCGCGGGGAAGCGCCTGATGCAGTGGGTACTGGAATGCGTAACTGTCATTTGCTGGCTGTCGCTCCAAATGCTAGTAGTAGCATTATCTGCGGTAACACTAGTCCTAGTATTGAGCCTTATAGAGCTAATGCGTATGCTCAGAAAACTAAATCCGGAACTTCATTGATGAAGAACGAGTATCTGGAACATATTCTGCAAGACCTGGATATGGACACAGATGACGTATGGAAGAGCATTGTAACAAAAGGCGGTAGTGTACAACATCTTGATTTTCTCGATGATTGGACTAAAGAAGTATTTAGAACTGCAGTTGAGATTGATCAACGTTGGGTAATTGATATGGCTGCTGATCGTCAGAAAGAGATTTGCCAGAGTCAGTCACTAAACGTATTTTTTCCTGCGAATGTGTCTAAGGGAGAACTTCACGCGGTACATATGATGGCTTGGAAAAAGAAAGTAAAAACTCTATATTATCTACGGAGTGAGGCATACAAGCGTGCCGAAAACGTGTCTGATGAAGCATTGCGTCAGATTATATTTGAGAGTTTAGACGAGAACGCGTGTCTAGCGTGTGAGGGATAGAGATGAGTAATTTATTAGTAGAAAGGGACTATTATAAGCCGTTCAATTACCCTTGGGCATTTGAGCATTATAAGAGCCAGCAGCATATGCACTGGCTTCCAGACGAAGTGAACTTGGCAGACGATCTGAAGGATTATAGGGAAAAATTAAGTGATGGTAACAAACTATTGCTTACTAATATCTTTCGCTTCTTTACACAGGCTGACGTTGATGTATGTTGTGGTTATGCTAAACATTATCTACCAACATTTAAACAGCCTGAAGTAAGAATGATGCTATCAGCTTTTGCAGCGATGGAAGCAGTACACCAAGAGGCATACTCTTTGCTTTTAGAGACTCTTGGGTTTGGGGATGATGAGTATCAAAAGTTTTTTGAGCACAAAGAAATGCTTGATAAACACGAATACTTATCTAACTTTGGCATGGATACACCCACAAATATTGCTAAAACAATGGCAATCTATAGTGGTTTTACAGAAGGAGTACAGTTGTTTAGTAGTTTTGCTATTCTATTGAACTTTCCTCGACATAACTTGATGAAAGGTATGGGACAGATTGTTACATGGTCTATACGAGATGAAACTCTCCACGTAGAAGGAATGTCTCAGTTATTCCGTACTTTTATTCACGAGAACCCAGAGCTATGGAATGATGATCTAAAATATGAGATTTATTGTGCAGCAGAACGTACAGTAGAGCTAGAAGATGCGTTTATTGACTTATGCTTTACAGGAGCAGAGATTGAAAACCTTACTCCTCAAGAAGTAAAAGAATATATTCGTTATATTGCAGATCGAAGACTATTAGGTTTGGGCATGAAGAAGATTTTTGGTTCTACTGAGAATCCTCTACCTTGGCTGGACTATATGCTAAATGCAGTAGAACACACTAACTTTTTTGAAAACCGAGCCACCGAGTACTCAAGAGCGAGCACTACAGGTAATTGGCAAGACATATTTAAATAGGAAATTATTATGAATAACACTGATACAGTAACAATTGATGAAGTCGAATATCTTGTTGATGATTTATCCGATGAAGTACGCCATGTACTTAGTCAGATTCAATATACACGAGATCAAAGTCACACAGCACAGTTAGAACAGCAGCGAGCAGATATGATGCAACGAGGTTATATTGCAGAGTTGGCAGAAGCTATGAAGCGAATG